CGAGGATATAATTATGATTAGTAATTTAATCCTTGCAAGTTTTATAATTTGGTTGTTATTATCTGTATACCAAATATACCAACATTGCAAAGGAAACTTTAAATATTATAAAGTGTCAAACAGATACATAAATTTCATTATATTATTAATTATAATGTTAGTTATGTGGTTTGTATTAATAAATATGCAAATTGATGAATTATTGGAGGTGCGACATGTAAAATGTTTATGGGTTATGACTTCTCTATAAAAGCGTATAGGTTGTAAAAGTGTTGTTATGCTGATTTCAAAATTAAACAACTTGAAATAATTTAATTAAAAAAGCAATGTTAAAATTAAAAGGAGAAAAATTAATATGGAAAATTTAACAAATGAAGTAATGACAATGGAAAATACAGGTTTGGTAGTCACTGATGATATGACTCACGAACAACGTGTGAATTTATTTAATGCTGTTAACAATGCGGAAGGTTTATCAGATCAAGTCGGTAAAGATTTGTGGTTGACAGGGTACATCGTGCAAGATGTGGAAAAAGAAAATGAAAAAACAGGTGAGATTATCTGTAGTAAGTTAATTACTGTAATTGATAGAGAAGGTAAAGCATATGCTACTAATAGTAAACCTTTCTTACAATCATTAAAGCAACTTAAACAAGTATTTAACTATGATTGGGCAAAAGAACCAGTATGTGTCACAATTATTCAGAAAAAATCAAACTCAAGCTCAAATAAATATTTAAGCATGGCTGTTAAATAGCCTATTAATTAATTAAGGGTGTTAGCCAAACACCCTTTTATTTTTGACTTAAAATGGGGGTGTTTAAAATGGCTAAAATGAGGAAGTCAACAAGAGACGTTAAACGGTTGCGTAACGCAATCGCAAATGCCAAGCGTACGGCAACAAAAGCGCAAAACATGGGGCAGGATGTTGTGTTTACGGACATTCGTACCATAAAAGACTTCAACGATCGTAAGGAATTTAATAAATATTTACGTTCAATTGAGAAGTTTAACAAAGAGAACCGTTACATCGAAAATCAATATGGTGTTGTTTTTAATCGAAATAAGATTGAAAAAGCTAACAAATTAATTGATAAGCAAAACAAGCAAAGGAAACAACTTTCAAAGTCTGTAGGATTATCTAAACTAAATGAGACAAAAGGCGGTATTGTGACACCTATAACTGTTAAAAATGCAAGGTCAACTTTACGTGACGACCGTGGTGGATTTTTTGAGCCAGTTCATCATGTGAATATAGAATCGTATAGGTATCCTAAACAGTTAGATAAAAGAATTGAAAATTTAAAAAAGAATACAAAGAAGGAAAACCAAAAGATTAAAAATCTTAGGAGTAATTATAAAACCGCAATTGAGGAACAAATAAGAGGTGGTAACATCACTAAAAAGGAAGGTAAACAACTAATCAAAGATATAAAATCATTATCAGATAAACAATTATTACAATGGTTTTATCAAGAGCGTAAGGCGGTTTCAGTTTTTAATTATATAGATATGTCTCGTGAATATACTAAAAACCAAATGTTCGTTAATGAACAATTAAGTAAAAATATTAGAACGGATATGTCAGATGTGAAAGACAGTTTGGCAGTATTTACCGGACGTGCATATGTTGACGGTGGAACAGTTAAGTATAAGTAATGTGAAGGGGGTTGTAGTATGGCAAAAAATAAAAGTCCTAAAGAAATTTGGGCTTGTGATTTTGAGACTACAACCGACCCTTTAGACTGTAGAGTTTGGGCGTGGGGTGCAAGTTTTGTCAGTGATTCAAGTATAAAAGAATATGGTAATAGTATTGACGGTTTCATTGAATGGTGTAAACAGAAAACACGTAAATTATATTTTCACAATTTAGCGTTTGATGGTGAGTTTATTGTTTCATGGCTTTTAAGTAACGGTTATGAATATTCGGATAAACCTAAAACAGGGTGTTTTAAAACAATAATCTCTAACACTGGTCTTTGGTATTCTATTGAAATATGGTGGAAATATTCGATATATAGATCAACTAAAACAACCATATGGGATAGTTTTAAATTGATACCTTTTTCAATTGAAAAAATAGCGCATGACTTCAATTTACCAATACGCAAATTGAAACTAGATTATAAGGCTAAACGTGAAAAAGGACACGAGCTAACACCACATGAAGTCGATTATCTATTTAATGATATTGATATTGAAGGTATGGCACTAAACGAATGCTTTAAATTAGGTTTTAACAAAATGACAGCCACTAGTTGTAGTTTTGAGGCTTTCAAGAAAACACTGCCTATGGCATTTGAGAAAATTTTTCCACCGTTAGAAATGAATGTGGATAAAGATTTAAGACCCGCTTACGCTGGTGGGTTCGTTTGGGCAAATCCGGAACTAAAAGAAAAAGAAATAGGGCAAGGCATAGTATTTGACGTAAATTCGTTATTTCCTAGTCGTATGTATTATGAGAATTTACCATATGAAACGCCCGTGTATTTTGAAGGAGAATACCAGCAGGATAATGATTATCCACTTTGGGTTGGAGTTATTAGTTTTGCGTTTGACATAAAAAAGAACCATATTCCTTGCATTGCATTGGATAAGTTTTCTAGGTTCTTTGGGAGTAAGAAATATGTAACTAGTTCAAACGGTGAGGTTGTACGAATGACTTTGACTAGTGTTGATTGGGAGTTGTTCAACGAACAATACGACGTTTACGACGTTGAATTTCATAATGGATATAAGTTTAAAGCATGTGTTGGTATTGCCAGGCAATTTATCGACGAGCAGATGGAAGTTAAGAAAAATTCAAAAGGTGCACAAAGATTTATAGCTAAAAGACAATTAAATTCAGTTTATGGAAAATTCGCAACAAACCCAAATGTCACACCTAAGATTCCTTTTATTGATAAAGATGATGGAGTTTTACGTTTACATGATCCTATGTTTACAACTTATGTTGACGGAGAGGTGAAAGAGGTAATCGACGAACAATTTCGCGATCCTATTTATCTTCCGTATGGTGAATTTGTTACAGCCTATGCGCGTATGTATACAATTACTACAGCACAAAAGGTAGGTATACATAGAGTTGCATATATTGATACGGATTCAATACATTTAGTAGGCACGCAAGTACCGGACGCGATAAAAGATATTATTGATGATAAGGAATTAGGCTATTGGGGTTTAGAATCTGTGTTTAATCGGTCTTATTTTATTGGTGCTAAAAGTTATGTTGAAGAAATTGAAATTAGTTATAAGGACTATGTAGAACACCAGCAGGAGTTTATTAGTGAAAACGACTGTAAAGATAAGTTGTATTATATTCGTGAGGGCGTTTGCTATTATTTAAACGTTAAATGTGCTGGTATGACACAAAAGGCGAAACAGAATGTAACATATGATAACTTTAGAGTTGGAAATGTTATTAATGACTGTTTGAAGAAAACACATGTACCAGGTGGCATTGTGTTAGTTGATAGACAATTCTCAATTAAAAGTAGGTGATAAAGTGATAGGTGTTTTAAGTTTAATAATAAAATATTTAATTATGGGATTATGTTGTTTGAGTGTTACATTTCTATTTACTGTATACGCGATAGGAATGATTTTGATATTTATATGGATTATAAAGGAGTGATATTTATGAATTTGTTATTAAATATAGTGATTGTTGTTTTTGTTGGCTTGATTATAGATTATAGTTACAACAATTTACGCAATGAAAATAAAATCTTACGTAAAGATGTTGATGAACTACAATACAAGTTGTTAACTTATGAAAACGGTGGGATATTTGAAGAGTGTGATAAAAGATTAAAAGAATTTAATGAAATTATGTTCGGAAGTCCTCCATTGAAAAATAAAGTTGTTATTGTGAGAAGTATAAAAGACTATGATTATAGCGCATACAGAAAAGATATCGACGCATTAAATGAATATCTAAAGGATGGTTGGAGTATTGTTAACCATGAAACAAATGAATTTGTACATACGTATATACTAGGTAAACCGCTTATATGGTGTAAAGAAAAAGGGGGTGATGGTGATGATGAGTGAAAAATCGAAAGAAAACCGAAATAAATGGTATCGGGATCATGTAAATAAATATTGTGTTTGTGTTAACAAAGATGAAGTTGAAGTTGTTGATTATATTGAGGGTTTATTAAAAAATAAACATTTTAGTAAATATGTTAAAGATAAAATTAAAGAAGATTTGGAAAAAATTAAATAGTATGTTAATATGCTATTGTAAGGAATAAAGAACGGAAATCAGACATGTATGTTAGGTCTACTCGCGGTGAAACGTGCTAACAACATAATTAGGCATAGTAATCTAGCTGGTAACACTTTAAACTTTACAACCTATATTTATGAAACCCTCATAAAAGAGGGTTTTATTTATTTATTATTGACTTTAAATTTAAATTATTCTATATTTAAATAAGAAAGGAAGTGTATACATATGGATAGGGATGAACTAAGAGGTAAGTTCACTGAAGTGTTAACGGTTGAAGATCAAGCTAAACGCTCAACGATGTTAAATGACATGCGTTCGGAAGTTGAAAAGACTTTCACGGAGTTGGATAACTTAAAAACATTAAATGAAAGTTTAGTTGATAAAAATACAGCGTTAACAGAGGCAAACTCAAAACTATTTATGCAAATTGGAATTGAAAAGCCAAATGATGATAAGCCACAACACAAAGGTTTAGATTTACGCAAATTAGGCGTATAGAAAATGAGGTGATTAATATGTCAAGGACATCAGGAAAAGATGTTGCAAAAACAATTCAAAATGATTTAGGTTTAGAGAATGAACCAACGGGTCAAGAAGTTGCCAGTGCAATGTATAATTTAAGCTCAAGCAATTTTAAAAGTACTATTGGTGACCCAAACGAAACAAGTTCTTTAGAATTTATGAACGGATTACTAGAATATCCGGACACTTTAGGCGTTGAGTTTATGACGCTAGCAACTCGAATTGGTAGAGTTATCGCGCATAGAAATATTTTAAGAAATAAACTAGCTCCATTTAAAATGGAAAACATGAGCTTAGGCTATACAATGGAGGAATATTTTGTTGAGTGTGCAAAGGAACATGAATACGATCAAGCGGACGCGGAAAACACATTATTTAAACGTGAGTTGCCGGACATTAAAACAGCATTCTACATTGTAAATAGAAAAAGTTTTTATCCTGCTACAATTACTGACGATGACTTAAGAAAATACTTTGTGAGCTGGGACGGCGTAAATAGTTTAATCGCTCGTATTGTTGACTCTATGTATAACGGGGATAACAAGGACGATTATAATTATATGAAAAGTGCTCTTGTTACACACTATGAAAACGGACATATGAAGATCATTAATACAAGTGCGGTAACAGATACAGAAACGGCTAAAGAGTTAGCGCGTAAAATTACAGAATATGCATCGTATTTGACAGAGCCAACAAATGAATATAACGCAATGGCAGTCACCAAACAAAATGATTATGAAGATATTTATGTCATTTTGAATGGTAAGTCAAATAGTTATTTAAACATTGATTGGTTAGCACAGACATTTCAATTAGAATTTGCCGAATTTAAAGCGCACGTATTAGTTTTACCAACTTTACCAACTACAACACAAGGTACTATTGAAGCTTTAGTTGTTGATAGTGAAATCTACCGTGTATTCGATCAGAAATATAGTGTAGGTGTAGCTTATAACGCTAAAGGCTTATATTGGAATTATTTTTTGCACCACTGGGAAGGTATCGCAACGTCTAGATTTGCAAACGCAATTGCATTTGTTTCAGGCAATGTTGAGGAAAAAGTTACAGCAATTTATTCTAATCCTCAAGTTGTACAGGTTAAAAAAGATGGTAGCGTAACAGTACCATTTACAGTACAGACTAGTGGATTGAACGCACCAATTAGCTTAACGGCAACATCAGACGCGCCAACTATGGTTAGTGCTACACTAAGTGATGATTTACGACATGTAACAATTAAAGGATTATCAGCAATTACTAGTGAAGGTTTAGCAACTGTCACTGTTAAAGATACAAATTCGGATGTAACATGTGGCATTAAGGTTGTTTATAACGTGTAGTTGTGTTATAATATCGGTGTCATGAGTAGGACATGACCCCCTCCTTTCTATTTAGGTAAATTGCAACTTAGGAAAAAGAGTTATTAATTTAACTCTTTTTTCTTTTTTATTTAAAATTAGTTGAACATTCAACTATTTTTTATTATGATAGAAAAAGAAAGAGGTGATTAAAATGAAAATTATTCTAGTAGCATTGGTTTTTAATGGTTTGGATCTTATTACTGGAATTGTTGGAGCAATTAGAGATGGTGAACAAATAAAATCTAGTAAACTTAGAGATGGACTATTTAAAAAAGTTGGCTTTATATTTTGTTATACTTTAGGCATCGTTATTAATTATGCTGAAACTTTTTTAACTCTTCCGTTTGGTATTGATTTAGTGCCGGTGATTTGTACCTATGCGATTGTCACGGAGGTTGTTAGTATTATTGAAAACATTTCAAAGATTAATCCTGACATATTACCGGACAAGCTAAAAGAATTAATTGGATATAATAATGAAGGAGGTAAGTAATATGGGTATTATTGATGATGATAAACTACAAAATATTTTACCGAAATATAGTGAATTAAAGTTAAGCGGTAAAAATCTAGCACAACAATATGTAAGTGCATTTAATACAGGTATGAACATTTACCAATGTATTAATCAATTGCAAGGTTATATTGAATGGGTAATAAAAGCTGTTGATGATGTTGTTGTACAGTGGAATGAAGTTGTAGAATCACAACTACAAAATTCTATTAATGCAACTAAACAAGCTACAACAGAACAATTTAATATTGAATGGCAAAAAAATAAAACACAGTTAGACACTGAAATTGACGGAATTATACAAGAACAATTTAATCAAGATTGGCAGGAAAAAGAAAACGCGATCAACACTAAAATTAATGTTGTTAGTACTGATTTAGCAACTTTTAAGAATGAAACAAATACAACAATTTCTCAAAATCAATCAGCCTTTAATACTTTTAAAGAAGAAACAAACACAAAATTTACAACAACTAAAGAAGAATTGACAGAGTTAATTAATACAACTCTAGATTCTATTTATCCCGTTGGGTCTGTGTATATCAGTTTAACTAGTACTAACCCTGGTACTTATTTAAAAGGTACTTGGGAACAATTTGCACAAGGTCGAACACTTATCGGTGTTGGTGAAGGCAGTGACGGAACAAATACACAGACTTTTGATGTAAATGATACGGGCGGTGAATATAAACATTTGCTAACAAAGAAAGAATTATCATTTATTGATTATGGCGCGTTATTACAGCAAAATGGGTCAGTAATTGGTGTACATTCACATGGACCTGGTGAAAGTGGATCAGAAAAAATATCATTAATGCAGCCATATTATAGTGTTTATTTTTGGAAACGTGTAGCATAGCAAGTATTAATTACTTGCTATGCTTTTTAGGAGGTAAACATGAAAACTAAAAAATGTGAATTATCAAGTATTTATAAAATGAAAAAACCGGAAGATATTCCATACAGTTTACCGGAAGGATTATCTGTTTATTTTTACATTGAGTTTTACATTCAAGCAATGCACATACTAAAGAATGTGGATTATGAGCGGTACAATATTTGTAAACGTAAGCTACAGGAGTTAACAATATTAGAGGAGGAATTGAATTTATGAAACCAGGACAAAAGCTAGTGCATGATGGGAATGAGGTTTGCCTTTTTCCAATGGAAACAATGAACATCACTCAATGGTCAAGTCCTACAGCCGAATCACATTGTTGTGGACATCCTTTCGATAATGCAATCAGTGGACAAGTTCGAGTGCCCGTGTATGCTCCGTTTAGTTGTCATTTATGTTATAGTGATGGTGTGGGTGTAGGTAATACACGCGCCTATACTTCGGATAATCCCGTATGGACACCAAACGGATTAAGCTATGTCACTGTAAGCTTTACACATGACCCAAACCCACCAACCGCAACACAATATAAACAAGGTGATCTAATTTATCATACAGGTACAGCTGGAATGGCTACTGGTGACCACTGCCATATCGACCAAACATTCACACAGAACGCGGGACTTGTTTATTATGGTGTTACATGTAGATATGGTAATCAATGTTACGCTTTAAGCGGTTCAGTTCTACCAACACAAGTATTTTATGTTAATGACACAAATATTGTTAACGGATACGGGCAACAGTGGAAAACATTTGAAGGGGGTCAACCACCAACACCACCCGAACCAAGTTACAAATATATTAAACATTATTTTATCTTAGATGGTTTAGGGATTGATTTAGGTTTTTATAAAACAAAAGAAGAAATCCAACCAGGACCAGGACCAACGCCAACTGGTAAATGGATTATACCAGGTGATATTAATAACACAAGGCCGCTTACAGAAGATGAGTCCAAACAAAATTGGGTTGCGTTTTGGCAGTTTTTCAAGGCTAAAGGATGGACCGCAAATGCGGTTGCTGGCATGTTAGGTAACTCTTATTTTGAAAGTACAGTGAACCCTAATCGGTGGGAGAGTGATATACCTTTTGCCGAACCGGTGTCTAGTCGTGGTTATGGTTTGGTACAATGGACTCCATGGACGAAAATTATTGACTGGCTAAAAGAAAAAGGATATTACCCGGATGTTTCAAAATTTGGTCAAGGTGAATGCGAAAGAATTCAATGGGAAATGGAAAATAATCAACAATGGATTGCTACAGCAACCTACCCAGAAAGTTTCGCAAGTTTTTCAAAGTCAACCGCCGACCCATACACACTAGCGATTGAATTTTTAGCCAACTATGAAAGACCAGCCGACCCGAACCAGCCACAGCGTGGAACTAAGGCACGTGAAATTTATGATTATATCAAAGATAAATAAAATAGTTGATGTTTCAACTATTTTTTAATAAGATAAAATAAAAGGAGATGATTTAAATGAGTATAGGAGTCGTAAACAGTCAATTCACGCCACAAAGTAAAATTTATTTATTGAAAGGCTTAGAAATTGACGCAATGAATAACACTTTTTGGGGTGCATTCGATACACCCGAAAAACAATTTGATTTTTTCATAAATAATTATGAGTATATCGTATTTGAAAATTACACGTACCAAAGAAAAGACGGAACTGTGGTTGTTGACGGGTCTTATGATGATTTAAGGTTATATAATTATATGATTTATAGAAATGGGGACACGGGGAACAAATCTAAATGGATTTACTGTTTCATCACAAGTTTAGGCTATTTAAATGATAATGCTACTAGTATTAGTTTTGAAACGGATGTAATACAAACTTGGCGTTTTGAAATTGAAAAGAATTTCCTACCTAGTTTCATTGCGTATGAACATAGACCACAATGGTATGTTGATAAAAGTATTGACAACCGTAGGCGTCCATGTATTAATACACAACATGAAAATATAGAGCTTGGGACTGATTTAGTTTCAACAAATCAAGCAATCATTAACCCTATGCAAAACTACTCTTTTGCGGTTATAGCCATGACATGTGATTTTGCTGGGAATGATAGTTATACGAGTGGACAGGCTGGAACACCATCACCATTGAATTATTACATATTTCCTTTTTCGAAACATAATGGAAATGATGTTAAAACAATGCGAAATGGTGTAAGTGGTAACAGTTATACAACACTTACAGGTTTAAGTGTGACATTGGATCACATTCGTAAGAATGAAAAACTTGTGGGTAAATGTGTTAGTATTATGGTTACGGATTCCATCCCTGGTTTAAAAGTTGTTGATGGTGTATTAAGTGTAGTATCACATAACTTTAATGGAGTGCATGAAGGTGATATTGATTGCCTTAAAATTCTAAGTGGCACAATGAATAATATGTATTTTAATAATGATGATGAATATCCCGTATATGATTTGGGCAGAAGTATAGAGGCATTTATAGGATATAATAAAAACAGTAAACTATACTCATATCCATATAGCTACTTAATGATTAGTAATAACAATGGTGTTAATAAAATATTTAAAAATGAATTATGGAATGATCCTTATGACATTAAATTTGTGATGGTTGGAAACCCATCATCTAGTAAAATTAATATTATCCCTAAAAATTATAAAACTTATGATGAGATTGGAAAATCAACACTTATAAATATGGATAACTCTTTTGAAAGTTCGTATGAACTTTCAATCCCAATTATAAACGATACCACGGCGATGTTAATGCAATCGTCACGTAACTCTATGAATGTAGGATTGTCAAACATCAGGCGTAGTAATGAAACAGCCTCAGCAATTGCCAGTGCAACAGGTAATGCGATGAGCGCACAAGCAAGTATCCAAAATAATTTAAATTTAAGTACTGTTGGAAGAAATACAAATCTAGCTAGTAGTTTAAATGATTTACACAACAAATCGAATATGATAAACACTAGTATTGGTGCAATTGGTGGATTAAGTGGTGGTATTACAAGCGCATTAACAGGTAATATTGGCGGTGCGGTTGGTAGCTTAGTTGGGGTTGGTTTAGGTATGACACAAACGGCAATGCAAAATCAAATTAATACAAAACAAACGAATTTACAAAACGCAAATGCACTTGCAAATGCAAACGCACAAGCAAGTGTAAATACACAATCAACCGCAATTAGTAATCAACTAAGAGAGTTAACAACACGTTATCAAAATCAAACCAACATTCAAAACGCAATTGATACGTACAATGCTAAAATCCACGACGCTCAAGCAACTGCCGACAGTATTGTAACCGGCTCAAATGATTTAATGCGTATATTATCTTTAGATCTTAATACATTAGTAATATATGCGTACAAGCCTACAGATGAATATTTAGAAAGATTAAATAAAGTATGGGATATGCGTGGTTATGCTACAAATGTTATTGATTATCCTAACTTACATTCTAAAATATCATGGAATTATATCCAAACTGTTAAGTGTAACATTAGTGGTGATGGAATAGACCCTAGCGATCTTGAAAAAATTAAGCGCGTATTTGACAATGGTGTGACTTTATGGCACACAAAAAATATCGGTGATTATTCTAGGTCAAATGGAGAAAGATATAATATGTCAGAAATTGATAAATTTGGAAATTATAAAGATAAAAAAGTGCATTAATATAAAAGGTTGACGTTTCAACCTTTTTTATTTAACATATAAATAAAGGAGATGATTAAGATGGATTTATTGAATGATACTAGCACGTTTACAGACTATTGTAGAAATGCGGTTGATATTGCAACAATGAATAATGGGGAGGCGGACTTTATTTATTACACCTATTTACAAATGTTAAGCTTAAATATGTTTAAATATAAAGATTTACCCGAATCCATTAATACTTTTTATTTAGAATATATACTACAAACACGTGGTTATATTGGATTCTATGAAGATGAAAGTTTAGGACTTATTTGCACAGAAATTACTTTAGGTGGACAATTAAACCACTATGGAATGCCTACACTATATCATACTGTGTCGCCAAGCCCACTATTGAAGAAAACTCTAAAAAATAGTGAATGTGTAGTTATGAAAAACAGTCCTTTATACGTTGGATTATTCCCATATTTAAATTTTTATGCTAAAAAATTAGCTTTAACGAGTAGAACAATGGATCAGAATTTAACAATGCAATGGACACCGTATATTATTACAGGTGATAGAAGAATGTTACAGCAATTTAAAGTTTTCATGAAGAAGATTTTACAAGGAGTGCAAACGATTTTCACATCCAAAGGATTCAGAACAGAAGATATTAATGTACTACAGACAAACGCACCTTTTATTGCGGATGAGTTACACGGTATGAAACAAGCAATTCTAAGAGAATGCATGACATTTTTAGGTATCGAAAACGCTAACATGGATAAAAAAGAAAGGCTAGTGGCGGATGAGGTTAACGCCAATAACCAGCAGGTTATAGCGTCTAGAAATATATGGTTGAGCGAGCGTAAGAAATCCATTGAAGAATTAAATAAAAAATTCGGATTAAATGCGAGTGTTGATTTTGCTCCTTATGAAGATTATGAAGAAATCATGAAACTATTGGAATTAGACTCAAACACTAGTATTAAAGATTTTAATATTGATAAAAATCTAGACGTTAAAGAAGGTGATGAAAATGTTTAGTAAATTAAAACTACCAAACTATTTATTGACTTTGCAAAGTCCGGTACTTGCTGAAAATACTGAAACAATATGTGGTGTATGTCACAATTTAGCATTAACAGAATTAATTGATTCTCAATATGAATTAAGCGATATGGAAGTGTTAGAGATCGCTCGAAAAAAGATTTTCGATTTTAATTATAAATTTTATGATGATGTTGAAAAACGTAAGGCGTTAGAAACGGGAATTCTAAAACATTTTTGGTTTGACGAAATCGGACAGGAAACATATGCATATTGGAAATTCGAGTTACAACACTGGTTTGAAATCAATATGGATAGATATTATACACTGTTTAAAACTATCCCATTCCAAGATCAGGACGACCCAACCGCAAACACAAACTACACGGAAACTTATACGCGTGATAGTCGAGGTAATACACAAGCGAGCGGAGAAGATACGAGTATCGCTTTACAATCTGTAACTCCGGAAGGACGTATTGACATTGAAACAAACGACTATGTTAATAACATTGCTAAGACAATTACCAAACCAAAAAGCGCAAATGATACGACAGGGCATGAAGAATACAGCTTTAAACGTAAAGGTAATATCGGTATTCAAACACTAGCGGAAGTGTTACAAGGTTCACGACGTGCAGTTATTACAATCGAAAACGAGTTGTATACGGAATTACAGGAATACGGATTATTTTTCAATATTTTTTAGGAGGTAATTAAAATGAATATTGATACAAATAAATACTATAGTTATAGACAAAAGATGATGGGTAGAGTTGTAGACCATGATGGCGCTTACGGGTGTCAATGTTGGGATGGTAACTATGATTATGATAAATATTTAGGTTTTGTCGGACCACATTGTACATCTAGCGGGTACGTAAAAGATATTTGGTTGAACAGAAAAACAAATGGGATATTAAACAACTGTATCGAAATCACTCATTTAGTCCCTGGTGCTATTGTTGTTTTCAAAGAAGTGCCAAATGTTACACCTTATAGTCATATCGCAATATTTGATAGTGATGTGAATGGTTCTTGTGGACGTTTTTTCGGAACAAATCAAGGTGGTAAGAATGGTGCTTATAACATTACTGTATTTCCTTATTCAGCTATGTACGCTACCGCATTTTTACCAAAAGCCTTAATTTTACCGGATGTTGAAGAAGAAAAACAAGATATTTTAAATTATATCCCTAGTGATTTCCATAGAGAGATTGGCGTATTCTACCCAAATTGCACAATTAAAATCAGAGAAGCACCGAGCCAAAAAGGTAATGACACGGGTTTATATTATACAAACGGTATGAGTGTAAGATATGACGGTTATGTTAAACGTGATGGCTATGTATGGATTAGTTGGATTGGTGGCAGTGGTAAGCGTCGCTGGATGGCTGGCGGTGAGTTAAACTCAAAAGGTATTAATTACTTGCCATATGGAGTATTCAAATGACAAAATCAATTGATTGGTACAGCCCTACCAGCATAAAGTCATACAACAAATTTTTAAATTTCATCATTGGTGGTCGTGGTATCGGTAAAACATACGGATTTAAAAAAGACTGTATCAGCCGATATAAGAAAAAAGGAAAACAATTTCTTTATCTTAGAAGGTATAAAACAGACCTTAAAAAAATCAAAACATTTTTAAACGATCAATTTGAAAATTTTAAAGATGATGAATTTAAAATAACAGGTGGTAGTAATTTTACCACCTTTTACATAAACGGCTGTGAAATGGGATATGCCACATCTCTAACATCTTTTGCCAGCTTAAAATCAACAAGTTATGTGGATGTGGATACAATTATTGTTGACGAGTTTATACCAGAAAAAGCTGGATTCAATGCGTACATACCTAATGAAGTTGAGATATTATTAAATATTATTGACTCTATCTTTCGTCAAAGAGAAGGACATGTATATTTATTAGCCAATAACGCGAGCATTGTTAACCCTTATTTTAGTTATTTTGGTATAACACCCAACCCGAACAAAGAATTTAATACATTTAAAGGTAACGAATCTGTAGAGCAAATTGTAGTACAAATATGTCAAAATGAATATAGAAAAGGTAACAAAGAAAAATCGAAATTCCATAAATTAATATCAGGTACAACATATGGAAATTATAACGCTGGTAAATTTGCTTATGATACGAATGATTTTATTAAAAAGAAAACAAATGTATGTGATTATTTATGTACGCTATATTATGATGATATTTATTATGGGGCTTGGATTGATATGAATACAGGCTATGTATATATCAACCAACAAATTAATAAGGAATACGGATATTGTTATTCTATTGGAAGTAACAACCGCGAAAATATGATGATCGCGAAATTATGGCGTAAGGACCAAAGACTCAATATGTTAATACGGTCATATCGTGATGGATGTGTTTATTATAACAACCAGGAAACGAAAAGATTATTGAGTTACATACTCAGTAAATATTAAAAGAGTGATAATTGATATCACTCTTTTATTTTAATAAAATCTTTAAGATCATGTTTATTGACAGTATATAAATAATACTCATGTTTAGCACCATATTTATTATAATACTTGATATACTCATCCCAAACAATTTTATAATCTTTAGAATGTACAACAATTAAACCATCAAACGTAAAATAAAATTCTAGTTCAATTTTAATATCTGTGTTCATTTTATCACCTCTTTAATTTTGACAGTTAGCAGCCAAACAAATTAATAATAAAACTAGTAATAACATTATTTACCATGCTCCCCAATTTGACTTTTAAAATATTCTATAACCTCCTAACTATTTTTTACAATTCGGCATACTTCTTTTAAATTATTATTAATGCACTCACTCAACTCCATATATGATTGATAGTCAATGTCTTTATCATCATAAATATCTTTACACATATCAATACATACATTAATATAATCCGATAAACTTTCTAGGATATTCCCCAATTCGTGAAAACCAGCAATTCCATTTAAAGCACTATCACGTGTGTTCTTAATATACTCCTTATACTTTTCTTTTGTCATTTTGTTGTCCCTCTTTTCTTTACACTCATATTATAACACAAGTATTCTAGAATACAAGTATTTTTTAATTTCACATAATCCACTACCAACCCACGTGGGTCATTGTTTCACGTGGAACATTGTGACGCGGTGTTGTGTGGTGCGGTGTTGTGTAGTGTTAGTTAGTGTTAACTAATGTTACACTAGGTGTTCATGTTCTGTAGACATGTGTTCAGCAATGGGGAACAATCCACTGATGACACTCTTT